ACTCAGCAAGAGGCACAGGCCCAAGTTGCACCCGCAACGCCTGAAGCACCTGCTGCTGAATAAACATTAACTTGAGCGGTAATTGACACATGGAACAGATTCACGAGCTTGCCAACGAAACAGATAAGCGTCTGAGCGTTCATGAGGCAATTTGCGCTCAACGATATGAGAACATTCAAGGACGTTTTGACGAAGGCTCCAAGCGCATGACCAAGATTGAGTACCTGTTGTACTTTGTGATTGCGGCTGTGTTGCTTGGCCCCGGCTTTGCCGCTGAGTTTATCAAGAAGGTGTTTGGGTTATGAACTGGACAGACGTTCTCAAGGCGGTAATACCGATTATTGTGGCATCACTTGCTTGGCTACTGGGGCAAGTAAACGACTTCTCTACGCGCCTCACTAAGATTGAGGGGCATATACCTGCTTTAATTACCAAAGAGGGCGTCCCAACGGACAGTCCTATCTCTGCTGAACGAAGAGCCATGATGAAAGAAGGCTTGATGTCTCACATCAACGAACTGCAAGTCAAAGTTAGGCTTCTTGAAGAGCGTGAAAACTGGGGAAAAAATAATGCTTGATATTTTATCTGGGGGCTTGTTAGGCTCCATCTTTGGCGGTTTGTTCCGCATGGCCCCCGAGGTACTAAAGTTCTTTGACAAGAAGAACGAACGCCAACACGAACTGAGTATGTTCTCTCGCCAGTGCGAACTGGAAACCCTGCGGGGCCAGCAGAAACTGGCCGAGATAGGCGCTAACCGCGAAGCCGCAATTGATGTTGGCGTTATGGATGCCTTCAACAACGCCATTGTGCAGCAGGCAGAGATGGTTAAATCCGCAGGTGGTTGGGTAGCCAGCCTCTCGGCTTCTGTTCGCCCTTTGGTTACGTATTGGGTGCTGTTTGTTTGGTCGTTCATCCATGTTTGGTTTGCCTACAACGCATGGTTGGCTGGCGCTCCAGCAGTGGAAGTGTTTAAGACCATGATGACGCCTGACTTTTCTGCCTTGCTGTCTGGAACAATTAACTACTGGTTCCTCGACAGAACTCTGAAACAGCGTGGGCTATGAACCTAGACATAGCCGCCAGTCTGTGCCGTCAGTTTGAGGGCTACCGCGCCAAGCCTTACCTATGTCCGGCTGGCGTAGCTACGATTGGTTACGGGTCCACCTATTACGCAGACAAGTGCAAGGTAACGTTGGAAGATCCACCAATGGATGAGCCTACGGCACGGGCGCTTTTGATGATTGAGCTTGAACACACATACCTACCCGGCGCTCTGCGTAATTGCCCCGGATTGATTACTGACGTTCGTAAGTGCAATGCTATCGTGGACTTCTGCTACAACCTCGGCATTGGGCGGCTCCAGACTTCAACGCTTAAACGCAAAGTTAATGCCGGAGACTGGGAGGGTGCGAAAGAGCAATTGATGCTCTGGACCAAGGGTGGTGGTAAGGTGCTGCCGGGGTTGTTAAAACGGCGCACTGCCGAATGCGCTCTTTTGGATTGACCGAATGTTAAAGGTATGGTATAATTCCGTCCAACGTTGCCATTCGTGTGAAGGACTTCTATGACTGCCGCGTCGGTGATGACCTACGACTCCCTTGTCGAGAACATCCAGTCCTATCTGGAGCGCAACGATGCTGCGACTCTTGACAAGATTCCACTCTTCATCATGCTCACCGAGCAGGTGATCGCGTCTCGGATTAAATTCCTCGGGAATCTGACTGTGAACACCAGTAACATGGTGGCTAATGCGCCGGTAATTGCAAAGCCCGCTCGGTGGCACAAAACAGTATCGATGAATATTACAGTGGATGGGCAGCGCGAGCCGGTCTTCCTGCGCAAGTACGAGTACCTTCGCAACTACTCGCCGGATCCCACGGCTACTGGGATTCCAAAATACTACGCCGACTACGACTACACTAATTGGTTGGTGGCCCCAACGCCAGCGCTTGCGTACGATTTCGAAGTGATTTACTACGAGCGGATTCAACCGCTGGATTCATCGAACCAGACCAATTGGTTCACGATATATGCCCCTCAAGCAATGTTGTATGGCTCGCTCCTTCAATCAATGCCTTTTTTGAAGAACGATGAACGCCTTCCGATGTGGCAATCGCAGTATGATGCGGTAATGACTGTGTTGGCCGCGGAGGATAAACTCCGCGTCGCAGACCGCCAAGCCATTGCGGTAGATAGTTAAGGATTTACACATGAGCTACAATTCCCCATTCACTGGTAACGTGGTTCAACCAACGGATGTTTCGTTCCGTTCTATTACTCTCGCCGCTAACACCCAGCTCCAGTGGCCCATTAATGGTAGCGCAACCGAGGACTACGCCGCTCGGATTATGCAAGTAACGGCCACTACTGCGGGTTTGAGCCTCTATATGCCCCCGGCAAATCAGGCTTCGGTGGGCCAAGACGCTTTGATACGCAACACCGGGTCGAATACGTTCACAGTCAAGGACTTCGCCGGGACCAACACCATCGTCTCAGTTGCCGCTGGTGAGTCCAAGTATATATATATTACCGCAAATCCTACCACCACTGGCACTTGGGGAATTATTGCCTTCGGCACCGGTACATCTTCGGCTGATGCTGCAACGCTCGCTGGATACGGGCTGGTAGCCAGTGGCACGACGCTAAACCAGAGTCACCCGGCTCAGTCGTTAGTAACTGGCGGTACATTCGCTACCACCGACCGCGCTCAGGCTCTCGTATGGACTGGTGGCGCAGGTACTTATACATTACCGACTACCTCTGCACTCGGGAACAACTGGTTCACACTGTTTAAGAACAGCGGCACGGGTTCGATGGTGATTTCAGCCTCCAATAACATCGACGGGGCATCTACGAAAACCTTCGCTCCTAACGAATCTGCATTCATAGTTTGCACTGGTACCACATACATTACTGTGGGCTACGGCGTAAACTCCACATTTATATACACTTCGCTCATTAAATCAGTGACTGGCGGTACATACAATTTAACTGCAAATGAAGCGGCGAACACTATTCAAACGTTCATTGGAACGCTCGTAGCCAATGTGCTGATAATATACCCGCCAGTTGTTAACTTATATGTGATTAAGAATTCGACATCCGCCTCAGGGTACACACTAACCATCAGCACAGGGTCAGGCAATACTGTCATTGTACCTGCCGGTCAGCAAGCCACATTGGCGTGTGACGGGACTAACTTTTTTAACGCGAATACCACTCAAGCCGGATCGGTTACCAGCGTCTCGATAAACGACGGGACCGTTGGTTCTCCCTCACTTAGCTTCTTTTCTGAGCCTAATACGGGCATATATCGCGCTGCCGCTGGACAATTTAATACTGCGGTCCTCGGTGTATTGCGATCGACGCTCTCAGCGTCCGGTTTAACGATCGCTGGGAGTGTAGCAGGGACAACTGGTACGTTTACCACTGGAATTGCCGGGGGAACGTTCTAATGACCAAGAAGGTCTTTGCTCTAGATACAAAACCCGGCGTTCAACGCGACGGTACAGTGTTCGATAAGCAATATTACACTTCCGGCCGTTGGGTGCGCTTCCAGCGCGGACGTCCACGGAAAGTAGGCGGATACCGGGAAATCGTTAACGATCTAGCCGGTCCATCCCGGGGTGTGTACTTAAACCCGCAGCAAGAATTCAACAATATCTTTAGCGGATTTTCGGGTGGCTTGCAATCGCTGCCGATCAGCAATACGGGTATTGGGTCGGGAATTACCGATTTAACGCTCACTGGGTTTACGGCGGACGCCAATAACTTGTGGCAGTTCGACACTTTTTTCGATTCTGGTGGCTCGGGTAACAATCTTTTACTTGCACACCCCGGTCGAAACTTGCTACTAATCGACAACAACGTAAATACATCCGTATTGGGAGGTACAATTACTGGCACTAGTTTAGCCCCGATTGGGGTGTTTACTGCGTCTGTGTATTTGAACAGTACGACCACTATGTACTTGTCTACACGCAATATATTGATTGGAGCGAATCAGTCGATTTCCGGCACCGGGATACCATCGGGTGCGACGGTATCTTCTACCTCCATAGCTTCGCCGATATTGAACGCCGTTGCCGTGACCGGCACTGCCGGGCAGTTGTCGTGCACGTCTACCTCCGGATTGTATATAGGGCAAACCGTTGCAGTTTCTGGCACGCTTACCGGAACCGCGACTGGAGTTACAACGGGCGTAACTTACTTCATAATCGCCACGAATTACGCGACCACTTTCACACTGTCTGCTACTTCGGGTGGCGCGGCCATTGTAACCACCGCTGGAACCACTACTGGGCTAGTATTCACGCTAGGTTCGATCCAAAATGTCGTTATCTCCGCCGCCGCAACGACTTCTGGTGCATCTACGATCACATTTGACAATAATGTATCAGTTTCGGGTGGTGTAGTTACTTTGCACCCTTACGTGTTCGTGTACGGTAACGACGGGTTGATCAGAAACTGTTCGGCAAGCAACGCGGATGATTGGGTCTCGGCTGATGCAAATGAGGTGTCTGCCGCCACGGGCAAAATCGTTCAGGGACTCCCAGTTCGCGGGGGATCGAACGCCCCGTCTGGACTTTTCTGGAGCTTGGACTCGGTCATTCGTGTGTCCTACATCGGTGGTGTAGGTACACCGCCACAATTCTGGCGTTACGACTTGATCTCTAGCCAATCTTCAATCCTGTCTAGTCAGTCCGTCATCGAATACGACGGCGTGTACTACTGGTGTGGTGTTGACCGGTTCCTGCTTTACAACGGCGTTGTTAAAGAGATTCCGAATACGTATAATCAGAATTACTTCTTCGACAATTTGAATTACGCACAACGCGAAAAAGTGTGGGTGTCCAAAATACCGAGGTTCGGCGAGATTTGGTGGTTCTACCCGCGCGGCAACGCGACCGAGTGCACAGACGCGATCATCTACAACGTACGCGAGAATTGCTGGTACGATGCCGGTGAAGCTTCGGGCGCTCAGCGTTCAGCCGGGTTTTTTTCGCAGGTGTTCCATTTCCCGATATCCGCAGACTGGAATTTAAATGCTACCGGCGGTATTCTGACCGCTACGATTACTAATGCCGGTTCTGGATACACGAACGGGACTTACAATAACACATTACTCACGGGTGGGGCAGGAACGGGTGCTACGGCCAATATTACCGTTGCGGGCGGCGTCGTGACTGTTGTAGCAATCAATGCTCACGGGATGGATTACGTGGTAGGTAATACCTTGTCGGCTTCGATCACCGGTGGTGCAGGGTTCGTGCTCACCGTAGCAACGCTGATGAACTTCGTCTCTCTGTATCAAAACGAGATCGGGACGGATCAGGTGGTCGGCTCCACCGCCTTGGCAATTGAGTCGTATTTTGAGACCAACGATCTCGGCTGGGTATCGGGCGGTCCATCCCAACCTACTCCCGTGGGCGACAACAAATGGCTCCGACTGGAGCGCGTAGAGCCGGATTTCGTGCAAAGCGGTACGATGGAGCTGTACGTTACTGGACGGCCGTTTGCGCAATCGGAAGACCAAACGAGTGGGGCCTACCCATTCGACCCGACAACCGGCAAAATCGACATGCGCGAACAACGGCGTGAGTTACGTCTTAAATTCGTATCGAACGTTGCCGGGGGCGACTACCAGCTTGGTCGGGTGATCCTCAATGCGGATCTGGGTGATGTAAGGCCGTACTGATGACTCCAATACTTAGCCCCACTCAGGTCTACGATCCGCGTTACCACACTTTCGAGTCGTGGGCTAGTTTAATGTGTGAACTTTACGCTCCACAACAGCTCGAGATCCCGGATGCTACGACCGACTGGAAGGAGTGGGGTGCGGGTCTTAAAGCTATTGATGTGTTCACCAACGAGGGGATTCCAGATCCTTATCAGTACGACGACTGGCAGGAATGGGCTGAGCATCTCGTGAACGCAGTTAACCCTGCATTGGTGGACTAGTATGCCACGCTCTTCAGCCTACGAATACGCGGCCGGTGAGGGTGGCATTGGTCTCGATGCTTTCTACAGCAATATTAATAATTTCCTGTCCGGGAACCCGGATGAACAAGCCATTGCGGATGCAATGTCCGAATTTAGTATTAGCCGAGAGGATGTGGATGCTGCCAGAGGTGTAGCAAATCGCGCCTCAACTGGTGCTCTTCAGCAGGCTGCTAGTCAAACAACCGCACAACCTGTAACATCCACTGGTGCGTTAGCGCAAGCGGCATCCTCATCGTTAGCAACAGACGCTCCTGTTAGTGTTACCTCTGCTGCTGCTGACCAAGCTGCCACCAACATTCCCGACTCAGAGCTGGGGCATTATGAGTATGACTGGGGGAGGGGCGGTGATGTTTGGGTACAGGGTGGGGGCAATGTACCTAACCCAAATTACAACCCCGAAGCGCTTGCAATCATAGCGGCCAACGGAGCCAAACAAGCTGAATTATTAAATAATTTAGACACTGTTTTTGGCAGTAACCCGAATTTAACCTCGTACACCAATCCTACCGATGGGCTTGTTTACACGCAACTAAAAAATGCCGACGGGTCATTTAACGGATACTCTGCGGTAAACCCAAGAACGGGACGCGAAGAGCGTTACGATGTAAACGGCAATAAGAATTACAGCGCAGACCCAACATTATCGTTTTCTGAGCTTGCAAAACCGATTGTTGCACTTGGTGCAAGTTTTCTTGCTCCCGGTCTTGGTACTACTATTGGAACCGCATTAGGCGCAGGCGCAACTTTTGCGCCTATTGTTGGTGGCGCTGTCATTGGCGGGGCACGCGCCGCGCTGACGGGAGAAGATATTTTGAAGGGTGCTGCCTTTGGTGGACTTGGCGGAGCCGGCAACATAGGAATTGGCGACACTGGGTTTACTGTTGGTGACCTGACCAAAGCAGCAAATGTAGTTAAAAGTATAGAAAATAACGACCTTCTTGGTGCAGTAGTTGGTGCTGCAAACATAGCTGGCGCTGGGAACACTCAAATTGGCGACACTGGGCTTTCCCTCAACGACATCTCTAAGAATTTAAATCTTGCCAAAGCAGTGGTTAGCGGACAACCGCAAGCAATTGTCGGTGCATTAACTTCTGTCGCAACCACAGTAGCCAACAAAGCAAATACGCAAGATGCCAACAAGATTTTGGCGGATTACGGCCTATCTGGTGGGCTGCCTAAGACAGACACAAGTTCAAACACCTCTGCTCTGTCGAACGCTGATGGTATTGCAAATACTAGTTCAAACACCTTGGTTTTGGCTAATGATGCTGCTGACTCGCTTGAGGAAGCCGCTGCACTTGCTATAGACAGAAACAAAGATTCCTTTTCAATCGGGGGCAAGACTTACCAAGTCAACCCCACCTTGCGAGGAACTGAAGCGTTTGTGGCGGCTAAAAACGCTGGTGCAACCGATGCGGTAGCGTATGAAGCCGCCAGAGCCACGACTGGTGTGGTCGTCAACCCTATAAGGGACGGCGCGACGGCTCTTGGCAATGCAGCGGATACGATTACGACAATTGATCCCGCGTATGGGGACTTGGGTGGTTCTCAAGCTGCCGCTACCGCACGCAACACAGTGGCAATTGGCAACGCGGAAGCTAATGACCCTCAAGAAGCTGCAGCCGCTGCGAGATTTAGAAATCCTAATGCAACGCAATTCACTTACGGCGGGCAAACGTACCAGTTGTCTGCATCCAATGCTTCTGTAGCCAATGCAGGAAATGCAGCCAACGCGGAAGTGCTAAAAAACGATATCGCTAACGCAAAAACGTTCAATGAAGCCTACGCTACTGCTCGCGACTCAATGGGTCCCGGAAAAGTGTTCACTTGGAACGGTAAACAGTATTCCACTGACAACCGGACGGAAAATGCGTCGCTTGCTGCCGCGTCCGATGCAGCTAGACTGGACAACATCGCCGCATCCACTATCGCAGGTGGCGGTCGCGGTACTGCCGAATCTTACGCTGGGTACGACGTTAATGCCGCCGCCAGTAACTACGCAAACGCTACCGTTCCCAAGACAGCGGCTGGCGGCACTACCGGTGGTGGTGCAGTTAATGATGCAGTTTACGACCAGCAGGGTAATCTTATTTCCGGCTCGACTGGGTCGGCTGATAACAATAGCTTGCTGGGTCGCGCCACCACTTCGTTCAATAATGCGCTCGGCTACGTGGTGCAGAACGGCCTTACAAACCTTGCTAAAGCGGGGGGTGAGCAAACAGCCGCTTTTGGCGGTGCTTTAGCCACTATTGGATTAACCAACGCAGACAATATGCTTGTCCGGGCCGGTCAAGCGGCCGATAATTTTGGGTCTTCGATTGAGTCGGCAGAGTCCAAGGCCGGAACCCAGAACATAGTTAACGCCGTAGCCAAGGCTGAGGGTATTGGTGGTAAGCTAATCGCGGGCCTCGTGGCTGGGTGGCAAAACCCGACCGCCGCTTTGAACTTAATTACTCGCGAGGGTTTTCAAGAAATTCTCCCAATTGGTACTGCACTCAAAGCTTCCAAGATCCTTAGTATAGGCGCGGCTGCTGGTATTGACACTGCACTTAATGCGGCTGAATCAATGGGTTCGGCCTATAACGATGCCTACAAAGGCGCGATTGCTAAGGGAATGACTCCGGAGAACGCTGATGCCTTGGCTACTCAGATTGGTTTGTCCGCTGGTGCTATCACGCTAGTAACATCCGGCGTTATGGACGCAGCGATAGTGAAGACCATTTTCCGCGAGGGTTCTGGCTCTGTGGGTAAACAATTGGCTACCGGAGCTACCAAAGAGGGTGTATCGGAGAACATCGAAGAGACCGCCACAGCCCTTGCCACCCAGTTTCTGACTACCGGCAAGATGGATTGGGACGCCGCTACTACTCAGGGGGCTATTGGTCACTTGATCGGCAAGTCCGCAGCCGGGACTGTTGGGGCAACAGATGTAGCTTTCAATGCCGGGGCTGACGCCGGAGCTACAAGCAACACGGGTGCTGGCGGGCCTCCTCCCGGTGGTGGTCCGGGCACTGTAGATTTGGGGACCGTTGGCTCAGTAACCCCGGGGACCGTTGGCTCAGTAACCCCGGGTGCTGACATGTCTACCGGGGCCGATTTAGGCACAATCGGAACCGTATCCCCGGGCGCTGACGTGGTTACTGGGGCCGATTTGGGCACTATCGGATCCGTGTCTCCGGGTGCCGATGCGACTGCCGGTACTGGAGCTGTTGAGGTCGTCGAAGCGCAGCAGATGATGGCCGATCTAGGACTGAATGTCTCGGACGAGACAGCGGTGTCGCTGGCAACGCAGATTAATGCGGGAGCCGACGCAACGGCGGTAACTCAAGCCGCGAACGATTTTGCCTCGGTATTCTTGTCCACCGGAGACACAAGCACCGCAGCTTCTACAGCCGTAGACTCCGCTATGGCTTCGGGCGGTAATGCGGCAGCAGCTGTGGGTTCCACTATCACCACCGCTGGCGATACTGGAAGTACCGCGAACGCAACCACAGCATTGAACTCCTCAGTCGCCACAGCGTTGAGCAATAACGCGGACGTGACAACCACCATCGATTCAGGCGTCGCCGCCGCCGTTGCCTCCGGGGTCAACGCGAATGTGGCGGTTGCAACTGCCGCAAACGCAGCGGCCACCGCTGGGGTGGATACCACGACCGCGTCCACTGTTGCATCGAATGCCGCCACGAACACGGCGACCAATACCGGCACGGCGACCAATACTGGCACGGCGACCAATACCGGCACGGCGACCAATACCGGCGCGAACACGGCGACCAATACCGGCGCGAACACGGCGACCAATACCGGCACGGCGACCAATACCGGCGCGAACACGGCGACCAATACCGGCGCGAACACG